CTTAAGAGAGACAACGTAGCTGGTTTTAACTGCTCCTACCTACCCATCGATCATCAGAAGAGCTTCGATGAGCTGATGTACATCTTGCTATGCGGAACCGGCGTAGGCTATTCCGTAGAGCGTCAGTACATCACTAAACTACCGGAGGTGGCGGAGGAGTTCCATGCTACAGACACAGTTATTAATGTTGCAGATTCGAAGATCGGATGGGCGAAATCGTTTAGGGAGTTGGTATCACTGCTGTATTCAGGTCAGCTTCCCCGGTGGGACGTTAGTCGAGTACGAAGTGCGGGTTCCCCGTTACAAACTTTCGGAGGCCGTGCAAGCGGTCCAGAACCTCTCGTCGAATTGTTCACATTTACAACCGAGCTGTTTCAGGGAGCGGCTGGCAGAAAGCTTAGCTCTATTGAATGCCACGATCTCTGCTGTAAGATAGCATCGTGTATCGTCGTGGGTGGGGTACGCAGAAGCGCCCTCATCAGCCTGTCCAATCTGACGGATGACAGGCTACGGCGGAGCAAGCACGGGCAGTGGTGGGACGAGAACCCCCAGCGCGGGCTGGCTAACAACTCAGCCTGCTACACCGAGAAGCCAGACTTCGAAGCCTTCCTCAACGAGTGGACCAGCCTCTACGAATCTCGCTCAGGCGAGCGTGGGGTGTTCTCTCGGGTGGCTAGCCAGAAGCAGGCGGCCAAGAACGGCAGGCGCGACGAGGATCATGAGTTCGGGACCAACCCCTGCAGTGAGATCATCCTCCGGCCCTACCAGTTCTGCAACCTGTCAGAGATCGTAGTGCGTCCTGATGACACGCTGGACACGCTGAAGGAGAAGACACGGATAGCCACCATCCTCGGCACGCTACAGGCGACGCTGACGGACTTCCGCTACCTGCGTAAGATCTGGAAGGACAACACCGAGGAGGAGGCCCTGCTGGGCGTCAGCCTCACCGGCATCATGGACCACCCCCTGCTGTGCGGGCGCGGTGATAACGAAGAGCTGAAGCGATGGCTGACGGAGATGCGGAATGAAGCTATCACCACCAACGAGAAGTGGGCCCGAAAGCTGGGCATTAAGCAGTCGACCGCTATATCGGCGATTAAGCCGAGCGGTACTGTTAGTCAGTTGGTTGATAGTGCAAGTGGCATACACCCAAGGTACAGCGAGCAATATGTACGGCGGGTCAGGGCGGACGGTCGTGATCCGTTGTGTACCGTCCTAGAGGCCGCAGGCGTCCCGTCAGAGGACGATATGATGAACCCCAGTACCAAGGTATTCGCCTTCCCTATCGCCTCACCAGAGGGCGCTGTGACGGCCTCAGACATGGGTGCGATGGAGCAGTTGGAATTGTGGGAGTTGTACCAAGACTATTGGTGCGAGCACAAGCCCTCAATGACCTGCTACTACAGGGATCATGAGTTCCTAGAGGTTGGGCAGTGGCTGTACAATAAGTTTGACAAAGTAAGTGGTATATCCTTTTTACCTTACTCAGACCATACGTACCAGCAAGCGCCTTACACTCCTGTCTGTGCCGAGGCACTAGCGGAGTTGAAGGATGGCTTCCCCACCGAGATCGACTGGGACATTAACGAGCGATCGGACATGACCGAAGGTGCTCAGCAGTTGGCCTGCGTTGCAGGTAGCTGTGAGCTATAGGAGTTCTAATGCCAACTAAGAAACCAGCCAAGGGCAAGGCCAAAGTTAAGGTCACGTCCAGCGGCAAGAAGGTAAGCTATGGTCAGGCCGGCAAGGCCAAGGACGGTAGCAAAAGAGTACAGCCGGGAACCAGCAAGGGCGACAGCTATTGCGCTCGCTCGGCCGGCATCAAGAAGGGCCTTAGCAAGAAAAAGGCCAACGACCCTAACACACCAAACAACCTGTCGCGCAAGCGGTGGAAGTGCAAGGGATCGAAATCAACTAAGTAACCATGACCTCAAGGAGATAATCATGATGACGCCAGTAACACAAGATAAGTTCGACGAGTTGGTAGCATCCACTACCAAGTATCTACAGGACCTGATTAACAAGACAGTAGATCTGGAGAATAGAATAGCCGCGCTGGAGGCCAAGAAAGCGCCGAAGGTGGCTAAGGATGACTGATACTTACTTCGACGACGCCCGTACTATGTTTATGACGGATGGCTGGCGTACGTTCCAAGAGGAATTGGACGAAGCTATAACCACCTGCACCCTCGAAGCCTGCAACTCCACCGAGGAGTTCTGGGAAATGCGGGGTCGGGTTAAGGTATTACGGCAGTTGGCTGGGTATGAGAATGCCCTGCTGGCGGCAGAGGAGCAGGCAGATGCTTAAAGCATGTTCGTCCTGCGGAGAGGTTAGCGACCGTTTCGGTAAGTCAAGCCGAGCTAAGGACGGTCTTAAATCTCAATGCAAGGACTGCGAGAATGTCTATGAGATTAGACGTAGCCGCGACCACGGAAACGAATACCGTGCGCTCTCTGCCGAGCGTAAGCGAGACCGACACCTGCGTAGTAGGTACGGTATCACGCTAGACCAATACAACGATATGCTCCAAGAGCAGAATGGAAGCTGTGCTATGTGTCCATCCACTGCCCTAGATGACGTCCTGTGCGTTGACCACAACCACGATACAGGGGAAGTCAGGGCCATCCTATGCAAGCCATGCAACACAATGCTGGGCATGGCTAAGGATAGCGTGGATAGGTTACAGGCTGGAATCGATTATCTAAAGGAGCATGGAAGTTATGAGAGTAATATATGACGCACGATGCACGTCGTGTGGCAACGTAGATGAGGTGTTTGGGAAGAAGGGTGACGCGGTCCGGTGCACGGTCTGTTCGTCCGAATCCCAAGCCTTGATAAGCCCAGTTCGGTGTTCGCTTGATGGTACCTCGGGAGACTTTCCGGGAGCCGCTATCAAGTGGGCACGCGATCACGAACGACGGGCTAACTGAAGCGGCAACTCCTCTAGCCGGGAATCGCTTTTAACTAAACCATCCTCCCTATCAGGGATAAAGGAGTTCAAGAATGGCTAACATTGTAGACGCCGAAGACTTTGTCAAGAAGGCAACCGTAGTATCCGACGAACCAGAAGCAATCGAAGAGTATGCGACATTGGCGGAAGAGGAGGCAGAAGCCCCTCCCGCGGAGGAAGCACCCGAGGTTGTAGAAGAGGAGTCTGATGCAGGCGATCTTCCTGAGAAGTACGCAGGCAAGTCGACCGCTGAGATTGCAAGGATGCACCAAGAGCTGGAGAAGCGATTGGGTCAGCAGTCACAGGAAGTGGGAGAGTTGCGCCGTCACTTTGACGAGTACGTGCAAACCTCCATCAGTGCTCAGCAGTCATCTGCACCGGAAGCACCAGTAGAGGAAGTTGACTTCTTCGCTGATCCTGCCGCCGCTGTAGCACAGGCTATTGAGAACCACCCCACTCTGCAACAGGCACAAGCTGTCGCCGCAGAGATGGCTAAGTCTCAAGCACTGGCTAAGCTCAAGGCAAGTCACCCCGACATGGACACCGTACTGCAAGACGCGGGCTTCCAAGAGTGGGTGAAGAAGTCGGAGATTCGCACCCAGATGTACAAGGACGCGGATCAACGATATGACTTTGCAAAGGCTGACGAGTTGCTCAATCTGTACAAAGAGCGGGCCTCGGTAGTCGAGCAAACGAAAGCAGTAGAGAAGCAGGCTCAGAAGAACGAGATCAAGAAGGCTTCTACTGGCACGGCACGCAGTAACCCCGAGGGGGCTTCGCCCAAGAAGGTCTACCGCCGTCGTGACATCATTGAACTAATGAACACAGACCCGAAGAGATACGAGGCTCTTATGCCTGAAATCATGAAGGCCTACTCGGAGGGACGTGTTAAATAAACTAACCTTTATCTTTGGAGTAATCTACTATGGCACTCGGTTCTAACCACGTGACCAACACCACGGCCGCTACGTTCATCCCAGAAATCTGGAGTGACGAGATCATCGCTTCTTACGAGAAGTCTCTGGTCGTTAAGCCGCTCGTTCGCGCTATGTCTATGACTGGCAAGAAAGGCGACACCATCCACATCCCTAAGCCCGATCGTGGCGACGCGTCTGCGAAGGCCGCTGAGACTCAGGTAACTCTGATCGCTGGTACCACTGGCGAGTTGATTGTTACTATCGACCAGCACTTCGAGTACTCGCGTCTGATCGAAGACATCACTGACGTTCAAGCTCTGAACAGCCTCCGTCGCTTCTACACCGAAGACGCTGGCTACGCTCTGGCAACTAAGGTTGACTCTGCTATCATCGCTGAGTCTGCTGGCTTCACTGCCCAGAAGAGCTTCGTTGACGGCGGCTTGGCCGACGAGTCTGGCGCTACCACGACTGCGTTCAACGACGCAGGCTTCCGTGAGGCTATCCAGATCCTCGACGACAACAACGTCCCCGGCGACAGCCGTGTGTTCGTTATCCCGCCCGCAGTTAAGCGTGAGATGCTGGGTGTTTCTCAGTACATCTCTAGCGACTTCGTAACTGGTCAGCCCGTTGTTAACGGCAAGATCGGTTCTTTGTACGGCGTTGACATCTTCGTATCGACTAACCTCGAATCTGGCGCAGGCGAGACCAAGTGTCTCCTCATGCACAAGGACGCTATCGTCTTTGCAGAGCAGATGGGTGTTCGTACGCAGACTCAGTACAAGCAGGAGTTCCTTGCTGACCTGATGACTGCTGACACTCTGTACGGTACTGAGACTTATCGTCCAGAAGCTGGTGTTGTTATCAGCGCGCTTGTTTAATTAGCGTTCGAGGGGAAAGCTACGGCGAGTACCCTCACTCACCCTACGGGGAAGAGACACATAGGAGATCATAATGTCTATCACTTATACACCACAGACTAACTTCACAGCGAAGGACACGATGGGTTCAACCAACCCTGACAAGATCCTTTCCGGCGTCCCGTTCGACGCTGAGTTCACTGCTATCTCCGCATCCTTCCAGCTTGCGGCCCCGGCCTTGAACCCTGTCTTCAGCGGCACGGTAACTACCGACGCGCTGACGGCTAACACCATCAACGGCTCCGTCTCCTCAGATTGGGACGCGGCGGCCGCTACGGTCACCGCCAAAGAAGCCGGATGGGACAGCACCAAGACTACCGTAGACGCAGGCGCGGTTAACTGGGACGAGGCGTACGGCTGGGGCAACCACGCAGACGCAGGCTACGCTGTCTCCGACACCGTGTACAGCGCTGGTTCTGGCCTTACGCTTACAGGAACGCAGTTTGCGCTTAACAGCGCCGCCATAGGCTCAGAACAAGTTCAAGCTCTTACTAAGTTTCTACTGGGAAGCAGATGGACTGTTGAACTAAACGGTCTGGATGTTGACTTTAGGTACCAAGGGTCTACCATGATGCGGCTGTCGCAGACTGGAAACCTTACGGTCACGGGGAACGTAACAGCATACGGGAGTCTGTAATCATGGCCCTGCAAACTAGCGGACCTATCAGCCTTAACAACGTGGCGGGAGAGTTCGGCGGCAGTACGCCTCACAGCCTGAGCGAGTACTACGGCGCGGCGTCGGGTGTTCCCAGCTCCGGTACTATTTCGCTGTCTAACTTCTACGGCAAGTCGGCCGCTGTCGATCCCCCTGAGCCTGAACCAGATCCCGGACTGCCGGCGTACACCCTCACCTTTGGTGGTACGATCTCT